ACTGGAAGCGCGATTGGAGGCCGACGAGCCTGTGACGCGTGATCAGGAACGGTGGCTGACCGGCTACCGGACGACCCCGGAATATTCGGCCCAGATGGACCTGCTCAAGCAGTTCGGTCGGGAGATTTTCGGGTGATGGGTGGCGCGGCGGGACTTCACTCCCCCGACCGCGCCGGTGTTGAGCAGTTAATTCAACGAGGGAAAAATGACAGACGGACGGACAACAATCAATACGCTTGCTCCTCTGCAGAACGTGGCGAACTTCCTGACACTCACCAGGAGGCTTCAAAACCGTGGCGCGGGATTGCCGGGGATGGGCTGTTTTTACGGCCCGAGCGGGTTCGGGAAAAGCACCGCAGCAATCTATGGGGCCAATTCGCAAAGCGCCTGCCTTGTGCAATGCAAGAGCGTCTGGACGCAGAAAAAACTGTGCCAGGAGATTTTGAAAGAACTGGGTTTGGTGCCTGCCAAGGTCATCGCGGACATGGTTGACCAGATCGCAGAGGCACTGGCGCTGGAGGACGTGCCGCTGATCATCGACGAGGCTGATGTTCTGGTGAACAAGAAAATGGTCGAGGTGGTGCGGGATATCTACGAGAGCAGCCTCGTGCCGGTGATCCTGATCGGCGAGGAACTGATGCCCCAGAAACTGCGCAAATGGGAGCGCCTGCACGGGCGCATCCTGAGCTGGGTTGCCGCCGAACCTTGCGATGAGCAGGATTTCGACTTGCTGGTCGGCATCCGTTGCCAAGGGATCGAACTGGAGCCGGATTTGAAAGCGCGGATGGCCAAGGCCTCCAATGGCTCGGCCCGCCGTATCGTCGAAAACCTTGAACTGGCCCGCGAGATCGCGGCGACCCACGGGCTTGCCCGTGTGACCATGCGGGACTGGGGAAAACGCGAGTTCTTCACCGGCGCGACCCCGGACGCGCGGAGGTTCGTGGCATGACCTGGACCCCCAAGCAGATCGCCACCCGCGAGTATGCGTGGCAAAAGGCCGTGGACCGAGGGGAGTTTACCTACGCCCAACTGTCTGCCGATGCCGGTATCGACGTAAAATACGCCAGTGCCTTGACTCGCGAGTGGGAAGAGGAAGGCCGTGTTCAGCGCGTGAATTTTGTGCGCGGGCGACGGGTCACGATGCGCGTTGTCAAGGACAGCAAAGGTAACGAGGCCCGTCTGCGCGTCGATGGCAGTTTGATCCGCAAAGGCTGTCCGCTGCAGAATATGTGGCGCAGCATGCGGCTGCTGCCGATTTTCAGCGCTGCCGATATCGCCATGCATGCGAACACCGATGGCACAGAAGTTTCCGAAGACATGGCTAAGGAATACTGCCGCCGTTTGGCGGCAGCGGGATATTTGCGCGTAGAGGTCAAGGCGCAGCCGGGAAAACGGTCGGCGCTTTATCGGTTAATCCGAAACTCTGGGCCGAAAGCGCCGATGATCAGGCGCGTTCTCGCTGTTCAAGATCAAAACAATGATGAGTTGACCGTTCTGCAAGGGAGGGTGGCATGAACAAGCCTGATCCTGTTGCCCGCGCTAAGGCGGGCTGGGGCCATGCGGTGCCCGAGTGGGTGATGGGGCTGGCCAAAGCCTGCGCCGCCACTTCACAGAACAAGGTCGCGATGCGGATGGGCATATCAGCGGCTGTCGTCTCGAACACGCTGGCCTGCAAATACACTGGCGACATGCAGCGCGTTGAAGACCTTTATCGCGGCGTTTTCGAGTCCCGCACAGCGCCTTGCCCGGTGCTGGGTGAGGTGCAGCTGGATGTGTGCCGCCGCTGGCGCAAGAAGGCTGGCGAGCTGAATGCCGCCAATGGCCGCAACGTGATGATGTTCCGCGCCTGCAACAAATGCCCGGTTCATCTGGAAGCGGAGGGCAGGAGCGATGCCTGAACCGTTCACCGTCCCCGAACTGCTGGCCCATGCGGGGCGCGCCATCGGCAAGGTCGATGCGCGCGGCCAGCGCGGAGCCGAGAAGGTTACCACCGAAGAAATCATCGCCATGGCCATGCTGCTGGCGATCTTCGGCGTCCCTTCAACACCCTTTTCACCCCCTGTTTCAAATGGAGCAAATCAATGAACATCCAGACCGATATTCCGAAAGGATACATGAAAAACGCGCGGGGCGAATTGATCCCCGAGGGCAATGTCAAACCCGAGGATAAGCTGGAGGACGAGCTGGTCCGTAAGCTGATCATGGATGCGACCCAGATTTCGAATGTTCTGGCGGGTTTCAAGCATCAGGCCATGTCGGAAACCGTGGCGCTGAAGGAGACGGTCGCCGCCGAATATGGTGCGATGCGTGGCGGTAAGAAGGGCAACATGACGCTGCGCGCCTTTGACGGCAGCGCCGAAGTCCAAGTTCAGGTCAGCGAGCATCTGTCCTTTGGCACCCAGCTGATGGCGGCGAAGGAGTTGATCGACGATTGCATTGTCCGCTGGAGCGAAGGAGCCAGCGACAACATCCGCGCGCTGATCGACCAGGCGTTCCAGGTCAACAAGGAGGGCCGGATCGACACGCATCGTGTGCTGGCCCTGCGCAAGTTGGACATGGGCGGAGACAAGGACTGGGCGCGGGCGATGGATGCGATTTCCGACGCCATTCGGGTCACTGGATCGAAGACCTATATCCGGTTCTATTCGGTTGATCCGAGCAACGGGAAGCGCACCGCGATCCCGCTCGATCTGGCTGCGCTGTGAGTGCTGCCATGAACCGTCGCCTTCAACAGATGATCCATGTCGGGTGCCGCGAACTGGGGCTGGATGCCGATGCGCGCCGTGACCTGCAGCTTCATGCAACCGGCAAGGCCAGCATGCGCGACATGACCGACGTCGAGCTGAAGCTGGTGGTCGACCGGCTGAAGGCGTCGGGCTTCAAGGCAACGGCCAAATCGAAGAAGCGCCCGCCAGCCCCACGCAAAGACCTGCGGTTGGTTCATGTCCTTTGGTCGAAGTTGGGAGAGGCAGGTGCGTTGCGCGACCCGACCCGCGCGGGCCTTAACAAGTTTATCCGCGCCCGGTTCGAGAAGAGCTGGGCCGTGGTGCCTGCCGATGTCGACATGCTGCGCGAGTGGGCGCAGATCGACGATGTGATCCAAGCCCTGAAATCGTGGGGCGAACGGACCGAGATCGACTTCGACTGGGAGGATCATTGGAAATGACCCAACTGGCGGGGCTGGCAGGCGAGATCGAAGATGCCATCGGGCTGGAGCAGGCGGTCACGCTGCTGCGTCGGCGCGGTGGCACCGAGGTTTCGGTGCCGGTGCGCCCGAAAGGGTCGGCCCTGGCCGAGATTATCGGCGAGGAGGCAACGGAAAAGCTGGTGTCGGCGCTTGGTCCCGGCAGGTTGCAGCTGCCGATGGCAGGCCTTCGCGGGGCCGAACAGCTGCGCCTTGAACGGCGCGAACGAGCCATGCGAATGCTGCGCGATGGTGCGTCTCTGGCGAAGGTCGCCCTGGCATGTGAATTGAGCCAGCGCACGGTTTCAAAATACCGCGCCGAGATCGACGACCGGCAGGACGAGCTGCCCTTTTAGGCCAGCATTGACAGCTGCCGCGCAGCTCTGCCAAAGTCCCGACAATTCCCCGAAAACTTCACCTCCCTGAACGCATTCGAGGGCGAAGCGAGCGCCCCTGATCTGACAGGTTCACCCCATGATGCCATGGGAGAGACAGATGTCGATCAAGCTCGGGAAGGTCGAGGGAATTCCATTTCACGAAGCCGCTTGGACCGGCGGGGTAATCACCCCCCGAATTGTGGTTTTGCATGATACAGCCAGCCGGTTGGATCATGGCAATGCCGCTGCCTATCTGCGCAGCAAGAACGCGGGCAAAGTTTCGGTGCATTTCGTGGTCGAGCGCGACGGCAGCGTTGAGCAGCAGGTGCGCACCGACCGTCGTGCCAATCACGCAGGCAAGTCCCATTATCACGGCGAAAGCGGCTGCAACGGTTTTGCCATCGGGATCGAGATCGTAAACCCCGGCAAGATGGAGCATCGCGGCGAAAAAGCGCGGGCGTGGTGGGGGGAAGAGTTCAAGATTAAGTCTTCGCCGCAGCGCAGCCCGCAGGACGTTGCACCTGTGATGCGTATCGTGGCCCGCAAGACGCCGCAACACGGCGCGGGTGTCTGGATGGATTACACGCCCGCGCAAATCGAGGCTGTCACCAATCTTTTGCAGACGTTGTTCGCTGATATCCCGACCCTGATCGACATCGTGCCGCACTGGTATGTCTCGCCCGGTCGCAAGGTCGACACCAACCCGCTGTTTCCGCTGGACCACGTCAGGGCGGTGGTCATGGGGCGCGAAGAACCCGCCGATGAAGAGGCCGAAGCCCGCGCCGATCCGGTCAGCGACGAGATGGCCTTTGTCGATGTCAGTGCCGACGATGATCTGAACATGCGCCGCTGGCCCAGCTTCAATCCCAACGTGATCGCCGCGATCCCCAGCGGCGCGACAGTGCCGGTTCTGGCGCGCGGCACCTTTGGCGGGCGCGAATGGCTCAAGGTTCGCTATGGCCCCAACGAGGGCTGGGTGGTCGCCCGCTACACCGCCGCAATCGAACACCAACGAAAGGCAAAGCCATGAAGAACCCCAGGCTGAAAGAGCTGATTGCCACCGTCGCGCCAACATTGGCGACGGCGCTGGGTGGTCCATTGGCGGGTGTGGCGACCCGCGTGATTACGGGCAAGCTGATGGGTGATGAACTGGCAAGCGAGGATTTGCTGGAAACGCATCTGGAAGCCGCAAGCCCGGACGACCTTCTGGCGCTGAAGCAGGCCGAGCTGGAATTCACTGCCAAGATGGAAGAGGCGGGGATCGAGCTGGAGCGGGTCGCCGCCGGTGATCGCGCTTCGGCCCGTGACCGGCAGGTGCAGATGCGTGACTGGACCCCCTCGGCCTTGGGGCTGGCAGTGATCCTCGGGTTCTTCGGGGTGCTGGCCTATTTGTTCCGGTTCGGCCTGCCCGATGACGGGTCCGAGGTTCTGCTGATCCTAGTCGGGGCGTTGTCGGCAATGACCACGCAGGTTGGAAACTTCTTCTTCGGGTCATCCTCCGGTTCGAAGTCGAAAGACGCCATTATCGCCGACTTGAAAGGGGCTTTGAAATGAATGTTAAACCCCTGTTCAAAGCCCTTCGCTGGGCCGTGATTGTCGGGCTGGCCCTGTTGTGGCTGGCGATGTTCGTGAGGCCGCTTTTCGCTGCAGCCGATCAATGTGCGCCGCGCGCGGATGTGATTGAGCAGCTCAAGGCGCGATATGGCGAGCGTCTGCTGTTCTTTGGATCGCTCACCGGCGAGGTCATGTTCGAACTTTGGGGCAAGGAAGGGGGCAGTTGGTCGCTTTTGTTTACGCAGTCCGATGGCACCACCTGCCTTGTCGGTGCCGGGCATAACCTGCGCGCCGCTCCGAAAGGCGACCCGGCATGAACCTTGATCTGGACCTGATACTGAAAGCCGCGAGCTTCTTCGGTTCATTCGGCGCGGTGATCTACACCTTCTTTGCCACCCGGAAGAAGGACTTGGACGTGCGGCTGGACGCCGGGAGTGAGCGGATGGATCGACACGAACGCCGTATCACCTCGCTGGAGCAGACCGTCGCGGCGCTGCCTGACCGGAACGACATTCACAAGCTGGAACTGCACATGACCCGCATCGGTGGGACCATGGAGCGGATGGAAGCCGTGATGGAAGGGAACCAGAAAATTATGTCGCGGCTGGAATTGATCGTCAGCCGCCACGAAGACCACCTGCTGGACGGAGCAAAACGATGACCGATTACCACGCCACCTTGAGCAAGCACCGCCGTCTGGCGATCCTGCGCCACCTTGAAGCCTGCACCGATTACACGTCGAACGCGTCGATCCTTGTCGATGTTCTGGACGGGGTCGGGGTCACGTCCAGCCGCGATCAGGTCGTGACCGATCTGTCGTGGTTGAAAGAAAACGGCTTTGTCTCCTACACCGAAACCGGCGCGTTCGTCGTGGTCGAGGCGACATCGCGCGGCGTCGAGATCGCCCGTGGCCGCGCTACGCACCCCGGCATCCAGCGCCCCAGCCCGAGAGCTTGAGGCGATGCCGCCGCCCCGCAAGGTTGACCTGCTGCCCGCCGAACTGAAGGGCTGGCTTCAGGAAGAACTGAAAGCCCGAGGTTTTGGCGACTATGTCGAGCTGGCCGAAGCTCTGAACTTCCGGCTGGAAGAGGAGGGGCTGACCCTGCGCATCGGCAAGTCGGCGCTGCATTCCTACGGGCAGGAATATGCCGAGTTCGTCAAATATCAGGAGGAGGCCAGTGCCTGGGCCGCTGACTGGATGAACGACAACGGACTGGAGGAAGAAGCGCAGCGCCACAACGTGCTGTTCCAGATGATCACCACGCTGGCCTTCAAGGTGATGCAGTCGCAGATGATGAAAAAGGGCGACGAGATCAATCCGCAGGAACTGGCCTTCCTTGGCAAGATGCTGAAGGACGTGATGGCCAGTTCCGGCATGCGTGAAAAGCTGGTCGCCGAAGAGCGCGATCGCATCGCGCGGCAGGCCCGCGAAGGTGCCGCCGCGGTGGTCGAGAAAAAGGCCAGGCAACTGGGCCTTTCCAAAGACACCGTCCAGGACATTCGCGCCCAAATTCTGGGGGTCGAAGCGGATGGATGATGCGGCGGTGGGGGCAATTGTTCTGGTGGGCGATCATAACTGGCGCAAGGGGCCGTTCTGGCCTGCGCTTTGCGCGCTGTTGTTTGGTCGCCGCGAACGGTTCGTGCATCTTGGGCTGCGCTGCTCCGTGGCGTGGTGGCGGGGGCAACCGTTTCTGGTGCGTGTTCGGGAGGCCAAATGACCGCTGACCCCATGACCGACGCCGAATGGGACGCGCTGCGCGCCGAGAGCCGTCAGGCTTTGCCGGACGCGGTATCTGATGCTGTCAGCCTGCCATCGGTTCTGTTGTCCTATCAGGCGCGCCTGCTGGCGACCACGGCCAGCCATCAGCTGGTTGTTTGCGAGAAGTCCCGCCGGATCGGTATGACCTGGGCGGTGGGGGCCGATGCGGCGCTGACTGCCGGGGCGTCGCGCGGGGCAGGGGGCAGTGATGTCCTCTATATCGGGTATAACCTTGATATGGCGCGGGAGTTCATCGACACCTGCGCGATGTGGGCCAAGGCCTTTATCCCCGCCGCCAGCGGGGTCGAGGAGTTCCTGTTCAAGGACCAGACCGATGGCGGCGAAGAAAAGGACATCAACGCCTTCCGCATCAAGTTCGCCAGCGGGTTCGAGATCGTCGCGCTGACATCGAAACCGCGCTCGCTGCGCGGGCGTCAGGGCTATGTGATCTTTGACGAGGCGGCGTTCCATGACGAGCTGGCCGAACTGCTGAAGGCGGCGATGGCGCTTTTGATGTGGGGCGGCAAGGTGCTGGTGATTTCGACCCATGACGGGGTCGACAACCCGTTCAACCAGCTTGTGCAGGATGTGCGAACAGGCAAGCGTGACGGCTGTGTGGTGCGGGTCACATTTGATGATGCGGTGGCGGACGGGCTTTACGAACGCATTGCCCTGGTCACTGGCAAGCCTGCCACGCCAGAGGCGCGCGCCGCATGGATCGCCGCGATCATGGGCTATTACGGCGAGGACGCGGACGAGGAGTTGCACTGCATCCCCAAGGCCGGATCGGGTGCCTATATCTCGGGGGCGGCGGTCGAGGCCTGCATGCGGGCCGAGCATCATGTGGCCCGCCTGACCTGTCCCGCAGGGTTCGAGTTGCGCCCGATGAACGAGCGCCGCCAGTTCGTCGCCGATTGGCTGGAAGCAGAGGTCGCGCCGCATCTGAAGCGGCTGGACCCCGCACGGTTGACGGCACTTGGCGAGGACTTTGGCCGCAGCAACGACCTGACCGTTCTGACCATTGCGCAGGAACTGCGCGACCTGACCATCGACGTGCCGCTGATGATCGAGCTGAAGAACATGCCGATCGAGCAGCAAAAGCAGGTGGTCCGGTTTGTGATCGAGAACTGTCAGCGGTTTCTGGCAGGCAAGTTCGATGCCACCGGCAACGGGTTGGCGTTGGCCGAATGGGCGCAGGAAGAGTTCGGCTTTGACCGGATCGAGGCGGTGAAGATCACCCAACTTTGGTATCTGGAAAACATGCCCGCGATGAAGAGCCGGTTCGAGGATCAAACCATCGCGCTGCCAGCGGACAGCGACATCAAGGACGATGTGCGCGCGATCAAACTGGTGCGCGGCATCCCGTCCATTCCTGACAGCCGAAAGAACGGGCGTCACGGCGATGCGGCTGTGTCGATCTGTATGGCAATCGCTGCGCTGAAATCGGATTTTCAGGCGCTGACCTACCGCCCCGTCGGGCGCATGGTGGATCAGGGTGACGCCCGTGTTCGCAACACCGCCGGGTTCGGCGCAAAAGAAGGAGTGTGGTGATGGCCCAGCTACTGGATGCCTATGGTCGCCCCGTTAAACCCAGGCAACTGACCGAGCGGCTGGCCGAGCCGGGGTTGACGAGTATCCGGCAGGCTTTTGCTGGCACGATGGCAAGCGGGCTGACGCCGGTGCGCCTGGCGCAAATCCTGCGCGCCTGTGACGAGGGCGCGATCGAGGAATACCTGATCCTTGCCGAGGAAATGGAAGAGCGCGACCCGCATTATTTTTCGGTGTTGGGCATGCGCAAGCGCGCGATTTCTGGCGTAACGCCGACCGTCAAGCCTGCCTCCGAGGACAAGCGCGATGTGGATATCGCCGCAGCCGTGCGCGAACATATCGCCGAGCATGACGGGTTTGCCGATCTGATAGAAGATTTGCTGGATGGTTTGGGCAAGGGCTTTTCGGCGGTCGAGTTGATCTGGCCGGAAAAGCGCACCACGAACTTCTGGGAGCTGGTCGAGTTCAAACATCGTGATCCGCGCTTTTTCCGGTTCGATCGCGAGACAGCCAGCGAGCTGCGCATGCTGGACGAGGCCGCACCTGTCGAGGGGCTGGAGCTGGAGCCGTTCAAATGGGCGGTCCACCGCCCCAAGCTGAAATCCGGCCTGTCGGTGCGCGGCGGTCTGGCGAGGGTCGCGGCCTTCACCTGGATATGCAAGGCCTACACGGTGAAGGACTGGATCGCTTTCATCGAAACCTACGGCCTGCCGCTGCGGCTCGGGCGTTATGACAAGGCCGCGACCAAGGAAGACGTCGAGACGCTGTTTCGGGCCGTTGCCAATATCGGCACCGATGCGGGCGCGGTGATCCCCAAGCACATGGACATAGATTTCGTGGACCACGCCAAGGGCGCGTCGGGTGACAAGGTGTTCGAGAACTTTGCACGTTGGGGGGACGAGCAGATCAGCAAGGCGGTGCTGGGCCAGACCATGACCAGCGACGATGGCTCGTCCATGGCGCAGGCCAATGTCCACAATGATGTGCGCCTGGACATCGCTGCGGCGGATGCGCGGGCGGTCACGGCCACCATCAACCGCGATATCGTGCGGCCTTTTGTGGATCTGAATTATGGCCCGCAAAAGGACTATCCGAAAATCCTGATCGAGATATCAGAGCCGGAAGATGTTGAGATGATCATCAACTCTGCGGTGGCGCTGATGGGGGTGGGGGTGAGTTTCAAGCAAAAGGAGCTGCGCGCCAAGCTGGGCTTCACCGATCCCGACGACGATGACGAGGTCGCGGGTGGGCAGCCGGCCCCCGCTTCTGCCTCGCCGTCCGCCAAGACGCCCGCCAAGGCACCAGCCAGCACGGCGCTGAACCGCGAAGGCGACCCTACGGATGATCTGGATGAAATCGAAGCCGAGATGCTGGGGGAATGGCAGGACGTGATGACGCCCATGCTGTCTCCGATTGAGGACGCGATTGCGCAGGCCAGCAGTTACGAGG